TTATTGTGTGATAATGAGAACAGAAGTTAAGGCAAGTGCCTTTTTAAATGATAATAATAAGTTTTCTTTTATAATGTTCCTATGGAGGTTTATCATGAGAGTTATTGCTGATGGTTGCATTAAATGTGGTTCTTGCGCATCTGTTTGCCCAGTTGCTGCTATTTCTGAAGGCGAAACTAAATACGAAATCAACGATACTTGCATCGACTGCGGTTCTTGCGAATCCGTTTGCCCAGTATCTGTAATTTCCGCTGAATAAGAACGCAAACGTAGAAAGCCAGTAAACACTTATGTTTACTGGCTTTTTTATTTTTCAAAATTGGCAAAAATCACTACATTTCGTCAGCGTTGCTCAACCGTTGCTCACCCTTTAGGAGGGCTTCTCCGTATGGTAATCTGTTAACCGCATCAATGTATTGCTGCACGGTTTTATGCGTGTAAACTTCCTGGGTGATATTATCCTTACTTGAGTGGCCAACGATCCGTTTGATTATAATTTCATCAATTCCGATATTGCTGGCAATCGATATGAAAGTATGGCGTGTATCATGTGGCTTATGTTCGCCTAAGTTAAGATTATGGCACATACGCTGCATTTCTCGTCTAAAGGTATCCTTGTGTATCACCTTATCCAAAAGGCACTCTACGCGTTTAAATTTTGCTTGCTGATACAGTTCTTTGATGAAAGGGTAGATACATTCCGCGATAGGGATGCAACGGTCCTTACCAGCTTCCGTTTTAGAACCACCGATCATGTATCGCTCCTTCAAGTGGATATTATCAAGATTCATAGTCTGCAATTCGTTCAATCTGAGGCCCGTGTAGGCGTATATCAGAGTTAGCTTAACGATTATATCGTCGGAGTGTTGCCAAAGGGCATAGAGAGCAGAACTTGAAAATATGTTAGCCTTCTTGATTGGCGTGGCGTTCTTATTGATGATAATATCGGAGAAATAGTTCCTAGGTATGATTTCTTGTTTAACGGCTAGCGTGCCTACAGACACTATGATAGCCTTGATTAGCTTTTGATACGATTTAGTATGTGTTGAGGTGTCAAATATAGGCTGGAAATGTGCAGCACGCATATTCTTCATCTCGATATTGTTAAGATGGCTAACCATCTTCTGTATTGTATGGATGATCTTCATTCGGCCAGCGGACAATCCCTGGCGTTCGGCTTCTTCAATCCGCCATTCAAAGCATTGGCCAAACGTAATTTTGCGTTGCTCTTCTTGCGGTGGATTTGTTGAATAGAGGGCTAAGGCTGTGTAAGCTTCCTTTTGTGTAGCAAACGTACCTACCGATTTACGAATAGCCTTGCCGTTAGCATCGTAGCCATAGGTTACTACAGCCCGGTAGGGCTTTCGTAACTGCTTGTGTTTCATTTTATATACGGTTCCTGAACCGTTTGCTCGTTTCATGGCCATAATTTCATATCCTCCTTGGTATAGTGATTATACTTAGAGATATGCTATAATAATTGTGGAGTAAAAATAGAGTACCTCTAAAGTATGATATTTTTAAAGGCCCTCACTGCGGTGAGGGCTTATTTTTATGTAATTATCTTCTTGGTATTTAAGTGCCAATCAATAGGAAATCCTAATTTTATTAAGATATCATTTATATGAATAGATTTAAGCTTTGGAGCCAATTTCTTAACTAGCTTTAATACCGAGTTATGTAATGTAGCATATTCGATGCGGCTTAAAAAGCATTGTAGTGAAAGAAAAACCGTGTAGGGAGTGTTTCTTGGAGTATTTGACGTAATGCAATATTTAGAGTGTAATGGGGCCCAATAACGATCATCTGCAGGGCAATGGTGCCCGATTAATCTATTGCTGTGCGCGCAAACGTTTCTGATGTCGTGAATATTTTTTATAAAACTAATCATTGTAGCCGGAAGGAATTGCCCCGGATTTTGAATATGTTCTGAAATAAAGCTTATGCAATCATGAGCTACTTTGTTTTGTACGGATGCCATTGAATTAGTTAATAAATATCGAAATGTTCCAAATTCAATATAGCTAGATAATACCCAAATGGGGACTTTCTTATAATTATTTATGTAGTGATAAATACTGGAGTCATTATGACGTTTACAATTATATCTTGTAAGTATTTTAGATAGTTTAGATATAGTTTCTATACTCTCTAGACGTTTAGTGGAATCATAACAATTTATATCTAAATAAGGGTAAGGGGCGTCCGGGAAGGTTTCCGAAAATCTATGGGCAAACAACGCCTTTAAGTGTGTTTCTGCGCTAAGAATGGCATTTAGTAGTTCTTGCTTAAGCTCCTTTTCGAACCGATATAGTTTAGCAATTTCATCAAAGTTAGTTTTAGCTGTGTAATTATCATTGTTATCATGTGGGAAAAAATTAGCATAGCCATTAATAATATTGTAATAATTTTGACTTAACAAATATGCTTTTGCCTTATCAATATCATTAATGATAAGCTTTCGCCCAAGAAGTATTTGAATTTGCTCATCTATCGTTTTAAATTCTTTCAAAAGAAAAAGCCCTCCTCAATGAGGAAGGCTTTTCTCCGCATCGGGCCCCGTAGGGTAACCGACACTCTTCTGCTATCCTCATTATATTAAAATAACTTGACAAAAGTCAACAAATTTACACATAAATGCGTATAAAGTTTATCACAAATCCAGTTATCATGCGTTGTCTTCCGATTTTGTTAACGTCAACAAATTCGAAGCAACCCGCATGGTGACTGGCTCTTTTCAACAAAAAGACCCATCCTGGTGCGCTGTAGTCGTTAAACCCTGAAGCGTGGATGGGTACTATAGTATATCACGCGCGGGCAGAGTATACTACTTCAAGCCCATTTGCGTTTTGCTGTCCACGGTGCCATCTCCGCCGAAGGTGATAACAATATTAGAGCCACCGGAATTCATCCAAGTATAAAGAGAGGATTGCACGCCCATAATTTCTGTTTGTGTAGACAAGCGACCTTCACTTCCTAAAATTTGTTTTACTTGATCGTAAGTCATGCCAGCTTGAATTTGATTGAATTGGTCAAGGGTAATCTTGTTTCCGCTTGGTTTTAAGAATGCAAGGCTGGCGATAGATTTGCTATTAAGAGACCCGTTTTGAAACATTAACGTCATGTGCGCATTATCAACCACAAAGTCATAGGATTGTGTTTTTATATCCGCAATTACATTTTCGTGTGTCAGTTTACCTTCTACGCCAAGTGCATTTTTTACTTGCTCATAAGAAGAACCCATAGGTAGGTTTACGAATTTATCGTAAGCTACTTCCGATTTTGATGGAGCTTTTGCTTCTTGGCTCTGCGATGTACTAGGTTTTGATTCTGTGCTTTGGTTAGAATCGTGACCGCAGGCGTAGGATAAACCTATAAATACAACAACAGCTAATAAGAGTCCTTTTTTCTTAGTCATTTTTAAAATCTCCCTTTTTAAAAAATATATACTAACGCCAAGTGGCGAAAGTTAACCAAATTTAAAGAATCAGTAATTTATAATTTCCCTGTGTACTTACTAAAGTATATTAAATGAAACGGATCTAGCGATACCGATTAGCGGGGATGCCGTGTCGATCATATTAAAAGGATAATAAATAGGATCAACAGCATTATTAAAGGCCCCTGGTACATATGTGATTATACCTGATAAATCTGGAGCATAATAAAACAACCTTAATACTACGTATGGAGCCATTATCTCTCCTTTATTATTAACTGCTTGAATAGCTAATAATGTCTTATGCGGGAATAAAACTTCATTATCAGCAGGGGCCGAAACAAAGACGCTGTCGCCTTGTTGTATTCGAGGAGCAAGAGCATTATCCGCAACAGAAAAAGGTGTAAGGCCCGCTTCTTTTTTGATGGAAAATTTTAGTGCTTTATATTCTGCGGATTGTTCAACCGTAGGTGCAGCGTTGCCAAAAAAGGCGGTCCCGTGAGCACTGGTATTCCTTATATGTCTATCATCCCAGCCCATTAGGTAGGCAGGAGAAACCCCATAAAATCCGGCTAAATCCTCTAATTTATTAGAAGGGATGTTAGTGACAATGCCGTTTTCATATTTGAATAGTGTTTGTCTCGTTGTGCCAACTTTTTCAGCTACTTCATCTAAGGTGAGCTTTTTATTTTCCCGTAAAGTTTTTAATTTGGTGCCTATGGAATTATCCATGGAGTTATTCCTCCGTATTTAAACTAAAGTTTTATAATATAAATGTAAATTAATAATAACATAAAATAACTTTTAAATCAACAAAAATGTAAACATAAGTTACAAAAATAACTTTACAGGATACAGTTGGAGTGGTAGCATATACGTAGAAAGAAAAGAAAGGTGGTGCTAAAAGTGGTTAACTCTAACAAGTTAAAAGGGCTGATTGTGTCGAACGGTCTGAAACAAAAAGATATCGCAGAAAAGTTAGGTATGACGCCAAAAACATTTTCATTGAAATTAAAAAAAGGCGTATTTGGTTCGGATGAGATTGAAATCATGATAAAAGTACTCGATATATCCGATCCGGTACCAATTTTTTTTGCGGATGATGTAACTTAAAAAGTCATTTTATGTAAACATAATAAAAATGAAAAAGTTACTTTTTTTACCATTATATAGCTAAATAAGTGCGTAAGCAATGGAGGTTTTAGTAATGAAGCAAAAAGAATTTACTACCAGAATGTACGGCGAAGCGATTCGCGAACGTATGCAAGAACTTAATATGTCGAAAGCCGACCTAATTCGGATGGCGGGGATTTCAAGAGATACGTTAAACCGCGCCCTTGAAGGTAAATCAGTACAAATGGCAACGATTGTCGCTATTTGCGATGCACTAGGAGTTAGTCGAGACGAGTCCAACGATTTTTGGGAAACTGACTACTACAATCCTAAATTTGATAGACCATGAATGGGGGCGAGTACAATGCAAAAGCGTGACATACAGGCCGTTATCAGCATCTGTCTTTGGATGCTTATGCTAAGCCTATCAGCGGCTATTAGTATTTTTATCATCATAGTGGCAGCAATCACCGCTTATCACTGGTAGGAAGGAGTTACTTATGATAACTAAAACAATTGCCGTGTGCCAGATGGCCACGGTATTGGGAAGAACTATGACCGCGATACGTGAATGTATCGCAAGGGATAAGTTCCCTTTTGCACAGTGCTGGCAAACGGAAGGCAAAAAGGGCCGCACCTTTTCAATTGATAGAGAAGGGTTCCGGTTCTACTTGGCCAACACGCTAGGCTGGCCGGAAGAGAAGATTAATGAAGCATTTAAGGAGGCGCACATCGTATGAACGGGCTGCTTAAAGGAATCGGCCTACTGATGATAATTGGTACGGTAGGCAGTTTAGAACTCGACCGCATTGGCTTTGCACAAGCGCTGTTTCAAGTGTTAAGTGGGGTCATGGCTTGGATGGTATCTGAGTACAGAATTGAGGTCAGACGATTGCGCCGTAAATTAATGCGTAGCCGTCGGCTACAAAGCTCTACCTATTATAGATTTTAAGGGTAGTACGTATGAGAACTCAACGCTGTGCGAGATGCAATAAGAGGCTAAAAGGCCCCTACCAGTATTGGAGTTTTACAACCGGCGCGCCCCGTGCCATATGTAAAAAATGTAAAGAAATACATCAACCCGTAAAACAGAGGAAACAGAAATGACAGAACAAGAAATTTTGTATAACGCCTACAACGAAAGTAGCGTACAAACGAATGAAGAAGTAATGGCTTTGCTAGGGTGGTCAAATGATAAGGTCCGTAACATCAAAGCAAAATTGAAGATACGCGGATTCATCGATTACACCTTTGGCTCAACCGTTAAAATCCTTAAACCATATAGGGAGGTAGTAGATACCCCTGAAACGTTTAAGGCACAAATATACCGCGAAATGCTTGAGGTCTATATGGAAGACTTTAGAACGCAAGATACGTTCAAAGATAGGCTTCTAGTAGGTCAAGAAATTCGCATGATTCTTAAATGCGTATAAGGAGGTGATTAAATTGCAAGATTGTACGACGTGCCCTGACAAAGAATATTGCATTCCTGATGAGTGCAAGAAGTTGGGCGCAAAAAAAATGCCCTCACGCACGGCAATGCGTAAAGGGCACATAGAAAAACATCCATTTAGAGTATATCACATCGTTAAACCGAAAGGAAATAAAACAATGATCGAGTTAAAAATTACCGTAGATAAAGCAGTTGAATTAGAACAAGAAGTGAAAGACCTTTACCAATCCATCGTAGGCGTTCCTGTTAAAGACGTAGAACCAGCGAACTGGACAACTAATGATGTTAAACCAGTTAATGTGGAACCTGCTAAGAAGGAAACTCCTAAAGTAGAAGAACCTGTTAAAGAAGAAACTCCTAAAACTGAGAAACCTAAAGCGGAAGAACCTAAAGTGGAAGTTCCTAGCCTCGAAGCAACTCGTGAAGCAGTGAAAGATGTAATGGCAAAAGCCGCTGATAAAACGAAAGCAAAAGGCGAATTCAAAGCCTTCTTAGATAGCATCGGTGCTGAAAAGGTTACATCCGCTACCGATGAACAACGTATTCAAATCATGGAATGGGTGAATAGTCGTGGCTAAGAAACACGCTCTACTGGGTGCATCAAGTAGTGCTAGATGGCTCGTGTGTACGCCCTCTGCAAGATTAGAGGCGATGTTCCCTGATGAGCAATCGCCCTATGCTGCGGAAGGTACTATAGCACATGACCTGGCAGAATCAATTCTGCGCCATAAGCTGGAGGGCAAAAAGGCGCCTAAGCTTGATGACTACTCTACTGAAATGATAGAAGCCGTTAACCGATATGTTGACATCTGCGAAGAAAAGGTGAACGAGTCTCGCGCCCGTTCATCTGATGCGGAAGCCATGATTGAAGCACGGCTCGACTTCTCTAGGTGGGTACCTGATGGCTTTGGTACAGGCGATATGGTAATCGTAGCGGACGGCATCCTGGAAGTGATTGACCTGAAGTACGGCAAGGGCGTTCCAGTGAGTGCCATTGAAAACACACAAATGAGGCTCTACGCGTTGGGTGCTTACGACATAAACGAGTTCCTGTATGACATTAAATCGGTCCGTATGACCATCGTTCAGCCTAGACTGGACAGCATATCTACCGATGAAATGGCCATTGAGGAATTGCTTGATTGGGGTGAAGAAATCAAACCAATCGCACAACGTTCCTTTCGTGGTGAGGGCGAATGTACGCCTTGCGATTACTGTAACTTCTGTAAAGCACGGCACACCTGCCGGGCATTAGCTGATACTTGCCTTACTGCTTTTTATAAGGATGGGGGCAAGCTCAATCAATTACTCACGGACAGCGAAGTATCTGACATCCTAGCGATGAAAGACTTAATCACAAAATGGATTAAAGGTGTTTACGACTTTGCCTACGAGAAAGCCTTATCCGGTGAAAAGCAATGGCCTGGATACAAATTAGTAGAAGGTACATCAAGACGTACTATCACGGATCCTAAGGCAGCAGCTCAAACATTACTTGATAATGGCTACAAGGAAAAGGACATCTTCAAGCCTCGAGAACTCGAAGGCATCACGAATCTGCAAAAGGTTCTTGGTAAACAGGGCGTTGCTAAATACTTAGAAGCGTATATCGACAAGCCTGAAGGCAAGCCTACACTTGTTCCGGAAAGCGATAAGCGCCCTGCGATTAACACAGTTGAAACAATGATGAATGAATTTGATGATGAGGTATAAACATAATGAATAAAACAGTAACAGCGGTACTAACGATTTCTGCGCTAGCTGTCAATGTAGCCGGTGCAGCTAGCAATAATACATTAGGCGGGACAAATAATACTATCTCCGCAACTTCTACAAGCTCCGCGGTATGGGGATTCCAAAACAGCATCAGCGCAAATAATGCGCTAGCATTTGGTACGAACAATACTGTAACTGGTGAAAATGGTTTCGCCGGTGGCAACGATGCCAAGGCATCCGGACGTAACTCCTTTGCGTTCGGCAGTCACGCTGAAAGCCTAGTTGAATACACAATTGCGATGGGTAACCAAGCCAGAACAAGTGCTTACAATGCCATAGCTATAGGTAACGGCGCCTATGCTAATGGTGAAAGTACGGTTGTCATCGGCCGTACAAATACCGTAAATGCCGAAAATGCGACAGTGATTGGTTCCAACAATGGAACAGTCGCAAGCGGTCATGGGGTAGTTATTGGTTATAACAATCAAGTATTAGACAATTCTAAAGAACAACTAGCCTTCGGTTCAAACAATAAAACTAAAGGTCAAGGCGCTGTAGTTATTGGAACTCATGGTCAAGCTGGTGCTATTGATGCACTTGCAATTGGCAATAATACATTAGCTGACACACCTAATGCAGTAGCTCTTGGTACAAATTCCACTAGCGATACTGCTGTTAGTACAGATCATATTTACATCAATGGCAAGAAATTCGACTTCGCCGGTGGTGTAGCTGATAGTACTGTTTCTGTTGGTACTACAAATAAAGCAGGTATGAGCGGTGTAATGAATTATAAACGCACTATTACAAATGTAGCTGCAGGGAGAATTGATTCCACATCTACTGATGCGGTGAATGGAAGCCAATTAAACGCAGTCATCAACTCATTGAATTTCACTACAGTTGGTGACGGTAATAATACAACAGTATCTCAAACAACTAACCTGAATGGTGGCATGGAATTTGCCGTAAATGTGAACAAAGATTTACATGATATGAATTCTGTTAATTTTGGAACAAATGTAGATACTGTTCGTAGTGTTGTAAATAAAGAAAAGGCTCATTTCTTTAATGGTGATACAAACGCAGCTGTAACCCATGAAGGTTTGAAATTAGAAAATACAAATACATTAGATACAGCCAGCTACACAATGGACGGCATGGTTTCTGATAGTAACGGAAAGCACATCGAATTCACAACTCAAAATATTACCGTTGGCAATCAACAAATTCATGACGTAGCTGACGGTGTGGCAGATACTGATGCGGTTAATATGCGTCAATTAAGAACACAAAACCAAGTGGGTATGGCTCAAATCAATCAAACGAATGCACGTCTAAATAAATTAGGTGCGAGTTCTGCAGCGCTTGCAGGGCTACATCCTTTGGATTTCAACAGAAATGACAAGGTAAGCTACGCAATTTCTTATGGCCACTACCGTAATAGCAATGCAGTAGCCCTTGGAGCGTTTATCCGACCAAATGAACGATTGATGATTGGCGTAGGTGCTACTTTAGGCGCTGAGAATCAATACAATGTAAGCCTTTCTTTTAAAACAGGAAAGGGCGCGGACTACGTAGCGGAAGCCAAGGATGCGCAAAGCCGTATCTCTAAGCTAGAAGCATTAGTAGCGAAGCTAATGGCGGAGGTTGAAAAATGACTTCCGTACGAGCTATCGCTATAGAGCTTCATGAACGGGGGCATTACCTCGACGAGCTTTACCAAATTACTATTGCCTACGCCACTAGCTTATACACGCGATATTGTACGGTAGATGCTAGATGCGACGCGATAGAACTTAGATATCAAACGGAAGAAGAGGAGTTAGACCCATATGAGTATCCTTGGTTAGAGGATGAGGAGTGGGACCGACTCGATGATGAACGTTCTGATATCGAAAATGAATTAGATGAATTGTTTAATACAGTAATAGGGTTTGATTATGAACATGACCCATTTAAGAAATAAGGAGACAGTAACATGGCTAAATTAACAACTGGTGTAGTAAGACTTTCTTATGCAAATATCGCTTCCCCTCGTAAAAACGACGACGGCAAAGCAAAATATAGTTCCCAAATCATTATCGATAAAACAGATAAGAAGACTATCAAAGCTTTCGAACGTGCGATTGAAGAACTTAAAGCGGATCCAAAAGCAGTTGCTAAGGTAGAAGGCAAAGCAGCCTACCTCAAATTGAACTTACGCGACGGCGATACTGATGATGCAGTAGTTGACCAACCTGAAACATATGCTGGCAAATACTTCATTAACGCTAACAGCGATAAGCAACCTATCGTGTTTACACGCGACAAAATCAAAATGGATGACTTCGACATCGAAGAAGAAATCTACTCTGGTGTATATGCACAAGTTGCGCTTTCCGTTTTTGCCTATAACTTCAACGGTAAGAAGGGTGTAGGCTTTGGCCTAAACGGCATCCGTAAAGTTAAAGATGGCGAACGCCTTGGCGGTGTACATGTATCTGCTAATGACTTTGGCGATGATGATTTAGGCGACCTGGACGATGACGACGATTTAATCTAAGGAGGCAATTATGGAGCTCAGTATTGATGTGGAAACCTATTGCGCCTGCCCTATTAAATATGGGGCGCAGCGATACGTTGACGATACAACATTTGAAATACTGCTCTTTGCCTATAGCTTTGATAACGAACCTGTCGAAGTAATCGATATGACAAAGAATCCACTGCCCGAAAGGGTGGTGGACGCTTTGTATAATAAGGAAATTACAAAGACCGCATTCAATGCAGCGTTTGAAATGCTATGCCTAAAAAAGTACTTTCCTGATGCGGACTACACGAATTGGGAATGTACTTCTGTACTTGCTTTGTACTGCAGTTTACCGGCAAGCCTCGATAATGTGTCTAAGGCTTTACGATTAGGAGAAGCCAAGGATTCACGTGGTAAACGATTGATTCAATTCTTTTCCGTTCCACGTAAGCCTACTAAGACGAACCCTAAGACACGGAATATGCCAGAGGATGCGCCAGACAAATGGGCCGAATTTATTGAATACAACCGGCAGGACGTAGTGGTTGAAAAGGCCATTCGTAAACGCCTGCTTTCATTGAAACCGCCTGCCATTGAACATGAATATTGGCTATTGGATCAGGCCATTAACTGGAGAGGTGTAAAAGTAGATATGGACCTCGTCGATACAGCGCTTCAATGTAACGATGAAATAGTAGAAAAGGCCACCGCATCATCGGAACGGCTAACAGGGCTAGATAATCCCAATAGTACATTGCAGCTTAAGGATTGGATATCTGATCGCCTTGGCTATGAAGTCGAGACGATGCGAAAAGATGACGTGTCAAATCTACTGTCACAAGATATCCCTTCCGATGTGCGTACCGTCCTAAAGAATAGGCAAGTTCTAGGCAACTCTTCAATTAAAAAATACTTGGCCATGAAAAACGCAGTATGTTCCGATGGCCGTATCCATGGCATGCTTCAGTTTTACGGAGCCATGAGAAGCGGACGATGGGCGGGGCGTGTAGTACAGCTACAGAACCTTCCGCGTAACTACCTAGAAGATTTAGACACAGCCAGAGAAGTTCTTAAAAGTAGAGATGTAGAATTGCTAGACCTACTTTATGGGAACCCTGGTGATGTGATTAAGCAACTCATTCGTACGGCTCTTGTAGCCGAAGAAGGCCACCGCTTTATAGTAGCTGATTTCAGTGCTATTGAAGCACGTGTTATCGCCTGGCTCGCTCACGAGCAGTGGCGACAGGATGTATTTGCACAAGGTGGCGACATCTACTGTGCCTCCGCATCTAGCATGTTCCACGTACCAGTCGAGAAGCACGGCGTAAATGGGCACCTTCGCCAAAAGGGTAAGGTTGCCGAATTGGCACTGGGCTATGGTGGTGGCGTAGGGGCCATGAAATCGATGGACTCAAAAGGGGAAATTCCAGAATCAGAACTTCCTGGTATCATCGAAGCTTGGCGACGAGCTAGCCCACGTATTACAAGATTTTGGAAAGATGCAGATACTGCAGCCAAGAAAGTCGTAAAGACCGGCGAACCTGTACGAATTAGACAAGGCAACATTAAATTCTTTAAATCGAAAGGGTTTATGTTTATCGAATTACCGTCCGGACGTAGACTTGCCTATGCAAGACCTAGAATAGGGCTTAACCGATTCGGCAGTGAATCGATTGAGTACGATGGCATGGATCAGGTTAAGAATACATGGGGCAGAGTTGAAACCTACGGCGGAAAGCTCGTCGAAAACATTGTGCAAGCTGTTGCAAGAGATTGCTTGGCTGCATCCATGCTAAGACTGGCAAAAGCTGGTTATAAAATTGTAGCCCATATCCACGATGAAGTGGTAATCGAAGCACCTATAGGCGAAGGCAGTTTAGATGAAGTTATAGACATTATGTGTAAACCAGAGCCCTGGAATGAGGGCCTTATATTAAACGCAGCGGGGTTTGAAAACCCGTATTATATGAAAGACTAGGAGGAAGTCATTATGATTAACAAAGAACAAATTAAACAACAACGCGAAGCCATTGATAGCTTATACGAATTAGTAAAAAACGCGCCTGCTAGCGAACGTAAAGACGCAGCTATGGCGTACTGCGAGGGCTGTATTGCTGCTTGTGATTTGGGTCTTAAAGTACTCAACGGTAAAAAAGCAGAGCCCGCAAAGACTGAAGAAACACCAACAGTAGATGACGCTCCTAAAGTAGAAGAACAACCTACTGAAAAGCCAAAACGCAAACGTACTTCTAAGAAGAAAGCACCTGTTGAAGAAACACTACCGATTGAGGAAACTCCTGAAGAAGACGATTTAGACGATTTGTTATAAGAAAGAGGTTAGCGCCTTATGAAGGTATTATTTAGTTTGTCAGTCAAAAAGCTGTATGACCTAGTACGGCGCAAGCAAGTGAACTCTTGGTCACCTGCTGTACATTACCACGTAGATTGCGGGCAATCCTTTGCCTGCTTGTGGCCTTCCGTGTCATCCGGTATGGGCAAAATCGTAGACCCCTATATGTCAAATGAGTTTTATTGCCCGCAATGTGGTGAACTCATTCACACAAATGATGATTGTGTTGCTGAGGTTTCGAGTAATGATAATATTCCGCTTGATATTGAACTTTCAATCATCGATAGGGGATCAATATTAGACGTTAAATTCGACTACCACACAGTGTATGTCGATAATGATATGCAGTCGATTTACCCCGGATACAAACCGCATCTTATCGACATATTGCGTTTTGATTTTAAACAAGGAAAAGTATTCCTGGTTCAAAAGAAACGCACTCGTGCCGATATAGTATCTGAAATCGAGCCTAATATATCGTGCTTTTATTCAAAGTCATTACCCTTACGATGGCTTGTAACAACTCCAAATTGTCGATTAGCGGAGCATAAAAACGAGCTAAAGACTTTTGCCAAAGTGCTAAAGGATGCCTACTTTACTAAGTTATCTAAGAAAGTAGGCTACAAGGTTAAGGTAATTAGACAGGGTGTTTTATTATCGGCCAAATATGGGGCCCTTGATAATTTGCTCCATAACCTAATTTGGAAAATGCACGCACCGGATGCGCCCGCTCTTAATGATACATTAGTTAAAGACTATGACACCTATTTTAGGCCTTTCGGTTCTGACAAGGTGGGCACTTCAAATATTACGGACTTAACAAGTACCGGTACACCATTTATTAAAGCGCTAATACAGCTTTATGAATTGCCGGATAAGCGCTGGGTTCGAAGATTACTGTCAATACGTCCTTTCTTTTATGTGAAAGTAATCAAGACGGCCAGCAAGATATTCAAAAGTATGGATTATCAAAAGGCCTTTACAGACCTCGTAGCTGAAGAAGGTGGAGGTACAGGATATATTCAATCGTGGCCAATATGGAATAGCGAACAAGCCTTGCTTATGTTTACCAAGTTCCTATCCATCATGAGGCACCAATACGGTGAGCGGCGTACCCTATTGTTCGTTAAAAATGCTGATTCCTATTCTGAAATTAAAGATACATCTGATATGTATCTTAGATTATCAAGAAGCAAGAAGAAGGAAGTTTGGGCTAGACGAATTCAGATTAAAGACCTGCACGACGAGATTGTGTGTTTATCTAAATTTGAAGAAGCCGAAAACTTACCGGTGCAACAGAGCCTACGCCATAAGAAGTTAGCAGATTCAGTTGAAGGGCTAACTTTCAACGTGATCAAATCAACGCACGGCATCATCCGATTAGGTGTGCAATTGAATAATTGCGTTGGTACTTATGTCGATAAGGTAAAAGCCGGAACGTGTGCTATCGTAGGCGTTTATAAAAGTGACAAGCCTGTAGCCTGTATTGAAGTTAATCCTACAGATACCTCTGAAGCATTTACAGTAATACACCAGGCTAAGCTAAAAAATAACAGAGGTGTACGAGATAATCACAACATTAATTATGCTGTATGCCAATGGGTTAAAAAACATAGATTACAAGTACCTAAATATCTAGGGGACATCCACTTTGCGAAGGGAGGAGCGATGTAATATGGATACAAATATCATCATAGCTACGGGCAAAAGTCGCTCCGCCCGTAGCTGGAAGTCTGACAAAATGACTTGGAGTGCTTTGGCCAACAAATTGGCCGAGCCTACTGTAACGAATGAAACGGCTGCTGAATACGCCAAGATGTCTAAAGCTGATAAAGGCCAAAAGAAAGATGTAGGCGGTTTCGTAGGTGGTTATATCCCCAAAAATGGTAGACGGGTTAGAGGTGCCGTTAAGGAGCGATATCTAATCACGCTTGATGCGGATTCACCTAGCGAGGATTTTATTTCAAACCTTGATTTGGAACTAGGCGATATGGAATACGTGCTATACAGTACGCACAGCCATACCCCTGATAATCCTCGATACCGCATCATCATTCCGACCGATAGAGTGATGACCCCTGATGAGTACCAGGCTGTATCAAGACGCATTGCTGATGATATTGGTATTGAATCTTTCGATTCCTCAACGCACCAGGCTGAACGTCTGATGTACTGGCCTAGTTGCCCTAAAGATGTTGAGTATGTATACCAACATAATGAAGGTAAGCTTATTTCAGTCGATACGTATTTAAGTACATACAGGGACTGGCGTGATACGAGCCTTTGGCCAACATCAAGTAAAGAATCTCAAATCAGGCTGGATGCAGCGAAAAAGCAAGGTAACCCATTAGAGAAAAAAGGATTACTGGGCGCCTTTTGTAGGTGCTATAGTATCACAGAAGCTATTCAAAAGTTTCTCCCTGAAGTCTATGCACCAACGCAGCACGAGGACCGATACACGTATACCGAAGGCAGCTCAGTAGCTGGTCTTGTTATTTACGATAATGATACGTTTGCCTATTCGAACCATGCGACAGACCCTATCAGTGGTAAGCTTGTCAATGCGTTTGACCTTGTTCGCATCCACTTATTTGGTGCCGAAGATGCTGACGCTGATCCGCGCACCAAAGTAACAGACCTACCGAGCTATAAGGCAATGCTTGATTTTGTTAATGAAGACGGCGCCGCGCCTGTACTGCTCGATAAGGAGCGTATGGCTGATATGGAGTTTGAAGATATCACGGACGAGGATGAAGACTTTCTCGAAAAACTTAAACGTGACCGCCGTGGTACACCAGAGTCCGATGTATTCAACTGCTTAATCGTTCTTAAATACGACCCGGCGTTAAAAGGTAAAATCCGTCTTGACGAATTCGCGCACCGCTTAGTGGTCATTGATGATTTGCCGTGGCGCGGTAAAGATGAAACACCGTACTGGACTGATACAGACGATGCGTGCTTACGTAATTACTTCGCTACGAAATACCTAATTAAGGGTAAAGGCATTATCGATGATGCTCTTCAGGAAGTAACACAAGCTAACAAATTCCATCCTGTGCGTGAGTACCTAACAGGGCTAACCTGGGACGGTGAATGTAGAGTTGACACGCTCTTCATCGACTACATCGGCGCAGAGGATACCGAATATATCAGGGCCGTTACTTGCAAATGGATGTGCGGCGCTGTAGCACGTGTCATGGTGCCGGGTATCAAGTTCGATACAGCGATTGTATTATATGGCTCTCAAGGCCTTGGTAAATCGTTAATCCTGGATCGATTAGGCCGTAAATGGTTCAATAATTCGTTGGTTGATATTAAGACAAAAGATGCCCTCGAACAAATTCAGGGCTCTTGGATTAATGAACTCGCGGAACTCGCGCCAACGTATAAGAATGATAATGAAATTGTAAAAGCCTTTATCAGCCGTACCTCTGACCGGTTCCGCTCTCCTTATGGGAGACGTACCGAAGAGTACCCTCGCCAGTGTGTATTCGCTGGTTCCACGAATAATTTGATGTTCCTTAAAGACCGTACAGGTAACCGCCGATTCTGGCCAATCACAGGCGACAAAGATCGTAAGACGAAAAACGCCTGGGACATAACGCAAGATGACATCGACCAATTATGGGCGGAGGCTTACTATTACTGGTCTAATGGTGAATCGTTAGTACTCGAGGGAGACCTTGAGGAAGAAGCCTTAAGAATCCAATTATCACACACAGAAGGTGGTGAACTCGTAGGACTCATTGAAGAATATCTTGAGATGTTATTACCTGAAGATTGGGAGTCGCTAGATATCTTTGATAGACGCGATTATATCAGGAACTATGGCGATGACGATCATTGTGGTTCAGTGCAGCGGGAGCGGGTGTGTGCCCTTGAGATATGGTGTGAAGTGATGGAGGGGGACAGGAAGAACCTGCAGAACGCAAAGGCGAGAGAAATCATTGATATCTTGCAATCCATAAAAGGGTGGAGCCCTTATTCAAAGAGCGTTGGTAAAATGCGATTTGGAAAGATGTATGGCGTTCAAAGAGCGTTTATTAGGGATGCGAGCACTCTTCAAAATAAGGCTAAAACGATAGCTAAAAATCGTAAATAATCGTGTTGCCGATTTTTGTTGCCGATTAGGTAATTTTCATATATTGATGTTTATCGAAATAATTTTTATACACGCCTATACATCGATGAACTTTGATATAAGTTAAAAAATCGGCAACGGCAACACATGTGGCAACAAAATCGGCAACACGTTTGGCGTAGTTGTTATCTATCTTAAATACAATTTGTTGCCGATGTTTTCTATTATTTACTGTTAATTAAAAATAATAAATATATGAATAAGTGCTTGTATACGTATACACGTGAAAAACGCGAATACGCGTATATATATATATGAGAAAAAAAAACAAAACATCGGCAACACAACCCCGATGAAGCCAGATTTTATATAGGCTGAGGCCTGTTGCCGATTATTTATTGATAACGAGGTGAGAACATGGAAAAAGACATCGAGCGTTGGTTGGGAAAGCAGCTTAAAAATCTGGGGTGCATATATATGAAATTCGTATCGCCGGGAAATGATGGCGTGCCGGACAGAATTATAATCTTACCGGGTGGCCTAGTCGTGTTCGCTGAACTGAAGGACGAGAAAGGGCGATTAAGGCCCAATCAACGCGTGCAGATAGAACGGATGCGAAAGCTGGGCGCCAGTGTTTCCGTAGTTACCGGTAAGTTAGGGGCTACATTGTTTGTTGATGACATAAGAAGGGCGATTTATGGACTTTCATCCACACGAATATCAAAAGATAGCAATTCAAAGAATCATTGACCATACACACTATGGGCTGTTACTTGATATGGGATTGGGCAAGACCGTTTCTACATTAATTGCTATCGAGCAGTTAATGTATGATCAATTCGATATTAAGAAAGTGCTGCTTATCGCACCTAAGAAAGTAGCCGAATCGACCTGGATGCAAGAGGCTAACAAATGGAATGAAACAAGCTGTTTGAAGATAGCATCTGTGCTAGGACCTGAAAAGGACCGCATCAGAGCCCTTGAAAGCGATTCTGATATCTATGTGATGAATCGTGAGAATGTGCAATGGTTGTATGAATACTATCGCAAGAAGTCGTTCCCTTTTGACATGCTTGTTATCGATGAAAGTTCATCCTTTAAGAATCCGCAGGCTAAACGGTTTAAGGCTATGCGTAAGATGAGGCCTTTCTTCAAACGAGTAGTGATTCTAACAGGCACGCCGGCACCGAATACATTAATGGATGTGTGGGCGCAGATGTATCTATTAGATGGCGGTAAACGATTAGGCAGGACCTTGACTGAGTATCGCACCAGGTATTTTACGCCAGATAAAACAAATGGGCATATCGTGTATAGCTACCGGTTACTGCCCGGCGGCGATACTGCGATATTCCATAAGATGCAAGATATCTGTATGAGTTTAAAAGCTAAAGACTACCTAACATTGCCAGAACGTATCGAGAATGTAATCACGGTAGAAATGAATCCCAAAGAATGGGCGCTTTACAAAGAAATGGAACGTGATCATGTCTTAAGCTTGGTTGCTGATGACGATGTAAGTGCACTCAATGCCGCATCCTTGGCCGGTAAATTATTACAACTGGCCAATGGGGCCATCTATACCGATGAAGGTGAAACAATTATCGTCCACGATGAAAAGATTGAGAGGTTAAAAGAATTAGTAGAAACGAATGACGGTAAACCGATGTTAGTATTCTACAATTTCAAGCATGACCTACAAGCGATTAAAGAGGCCTTTCCGAAAGCGGTTGAATTAAAGACTGACGAAGATGTAGCTGAGTGGAACAAAGGAAACATTCAAATGTTACTGGCCCATCCCGCGTCGGCTGGATACGGTTTGAACTTACAAGCAGGTGGCAACATCATCGTGTGGTATGGGCTAACTTGGAGCCTAGAACAATATCAACAAGCTAACGCAAGACTTCATAGGCAAGGCCAAACGCAACCAGTCATTATTCATCATCTAGTAACAAAAGGCACGATGGACGAGCAAGTGATGAAAGCGTTAGAGCGAAAGGAAGTAGGGCAAGATGCACTACTTGAAGCCATTAAATATCGTAAAGAGTTGTACAAGGAGTAAAGTATCATGCAAAAAAAATGCAGAAAGTGTGGCACGAAGTTTACGGTTAAAACTTCAGAAGATTATTGTCCAGAGTGCATGGAAGTTATGACGCCTCCGCCGACCGGTACTAAATTAGAAGTTAGGGAGTGTGAAGGTTGCGGAGAGCTATTTGAATATTTTAGAAAGCCACAGGGCAGGCCGCGTAAATATTGCCCTGATTGTGCAATTAAATTCTGTCATAAATCCAAGAAGGAAGTTGAGGAGGAAGCAAAAATGACTACAGTAGACAGTAAAGAGACAGTAGATAGACAGAAGGAAGACAGTAAAAAGACAGAAGAAAGACACATCGAAGACAGTAGCAAAGAAGCTGTTCAAGTACCAACTGCTGAGCATATGAATAAGATGTATGGCAATATTGAACATGATGCCGTAAATCATCCATCGCATTATACGAGAGGTAAAATCGAGGTGATTGACTTTATCGAAGATCAACAACTCCCGTATCATCTAGGTAATGTTATCAAGTACATCGCACGCGCAGGGTACAAGGGCGATAAGCTCGAAGACCTAAAAAAAGCACGTTGGTATTTGGATAGATACATCAATGAGGTGATGGGGAATGGAACACTTTAAACAAGGTGACTGTGTGTTAGTATCGAATGATAACAAACATTGGTACCATAGGCACTTCTATCGTATTGATGATGTATGGGGCGGTACCGGTAATGCGCTTGTGTATGCCGAGGGTAAAAGCCCCTGGACGGTGAGTCGTAAGCACGAGGACCAATACAAACTGTACGAGATATGGAGATATTGCAAGGGGGCGAAAGAGTGACCGATAAAGAGTACATGCAACAAATATTACGAATTGATGACCGCATAGATTCCATTAAGCGTGATATTGAGGCCCAAATAGAACGTAAGGCGGACACGTTGTCCGCCACGGACTACAGCAAGGATAGGATATCTGGCGGGCATTGCTGCGATTTATCCGGAATAGTGGCGGGTATCGAGCAATGTGTCGAATTGCAACGAAAGGAAATAGAAAGGTTAAGAGCCATTAAAGCAGAAGTACGAAGCGTTATTAGTCAAGTGCGTCCAAACGAATTGGCTATGCTACTAACAGAACGATACGCACAAGGTAAAAACTGGAAGGAAGTAGCCGATATTTTAGGTTATAGCGAGGCTAGGGTGCGAGGAGAATTACACGACCGGGCACTAACTGAAGTAGGGTTCATTCGTTCTATGATGTAAAAGTCGATACATCTCAGTACAAAACGATACAAAACAGTACATCGACATGTGGTATACTGTAGGTGTGAAAGTTGGGAAACTTCACAGGAAGTGAATAAGAAAAGGACGCCAGATGTACTTGGCGTCCTTTTGTATTATGCAGGTTTAATCAATATCATCATAGGGGGTACCTGTTCGTAATGCAAATGTAATCCTTTCAAATAACAAACTATACCAAAATAAATTCGCGACACCTTTGAGATGTTTTAGACCAAAAATAGCCTTGTTTAACTACAACCAATACATAATGTAAGAGATTTCCTTGAGTACTTAACTATAACAAATTACTACCATCCTATGGTGATATTGATTAAGCCTACAAATAAAATAGAATCTGACTGCCAATAGAAAGGAGAGAATAGTATGACAGATATTACTTGCCATATTAAAGATTGTTTACATAACAAACGTAATAAGTGTACTGCTAATGCTATTGTCCTTGGCAGTAAAGGTAATTGCAAAGCCAAAGCCTTTGCTAAAGATATGATGAAACATTCACGCAAACAGCACTGGCGAGGGGGCATGTATGGGGGCTAGGGCCTCAGCCCCAATAGGGGGCCTTAAAGGTACTCCAAACAAAAAATATTTTGCGTGGGTCATCCGAACCCCGCGGAATAGCTAGTTATTTATTTTTCCGAACTGCTGTTCGGCTTCAAAATCGGTCAACTTTTGGAAGGAGGCGAGACTGTGACGAACGTAACAATCGTTGACGAATTAGTATCCTCTAAAATTGTGGCAAAAGTGCTTGGCATCAGCTCTCGACGTGTTCAGCAGTTGACCGAGGACGGTATATTCGAAAAGGAAAAACGCGGACAGTACAATATTGCGAAAACAGTACAAGCATTTATTGCGTATAAAACCGGAGAAAGTAAACTCGAAAAGAAAGCACGTGAAGGCGGGTATGATGCAGAACGAACTTTGTTAACTCGAACTAAACGGATGATTGAAGAAAACAAACTGAAGATCATGAATGGAGAATTGCACCGCTCGAATACAGTTAAAGCCGTAATGAATCGAATGTTGAATAACTTTAAAAGTAAACTCCAGGCGTTACCATTAAAAGCAGCACCTAAGGTGTTAGGTGAGACGAATTTGTTAGTAATTCAAGATACACTTCTTGATGAGGTGAATGAGTGCTTAACGGAATTGTCTGAATATGACCCGAACATGTTCCACGATGAATCCGATGACATCGTCGTGGATGACGACGAGGCAGGTGAAGGTGATTGAAGCACACATGCAACCTATTTAAAGGGCTGGCCAGTGTCCTAAAACCACCGCCAAAGTTTACTGCGTCGGAATGGGCCAACGCTAACGTGGTGCTATCTACAGAGGATAGTGCCGAACCGGGGAAATATTCCACTGATAGGGCGCCTTATCAAAAGGAAATGCTTGATGCGGTGAGTGACCCCGACGTTGAAAAAGTAGTCTATATGACAGGTTCGCAAATTGGTAAAACCCAGCTCATTAAAAATGTGTTGGGTTATTTTATTGACTACTTTCCATCACCAATTATGTTTATGCAGCCTACAAAAGATATAGCTAAAGAGTTTTCGAAAACTCGTATTGCTCCCTTTATTCGTGACACGAAAGTGCTAAACGATAAAATGGCCGATGTAAAATCTCGGGACAGTGGCAATACGGTACTAAATAAGACCTTTCCTGGCGGTTACCTAACATTAGTAGGGGCGAACGCTCCAGCAGATTTGGCATCTAGGCCAATTCGAGTACTACTAGCGGACGAAATTGACCGTTATCCTGCATCAGCAGGGACGGAAGGTGATCCTTTAAGCCTGGCAGAAAAGCGTACTAATACGTTCTACAATCGAAAGCACGTATACGCATCTACGCCATTGACCAAAGGTACCAGCCGGATAGAGAAATTGTATCTAGGCGGTACGCAAGAGGTGTGGCATATAAAGTGCCCTGCTTGTGGTGAATACGTGTATCCTTCCTGGGACAAGTTCCACGCGGACGAAGATACAGGAAAGTACTACTTGGCATGTGACCACTGCGGAACGCTATCCGAGGAGTTCGAATGGAAGAAACTGTATCGAGAGGGTAAATGGATTGCGGAAGCACCGGAGAATTTAAAGAAGTACAATTGCCGAAGCTTTCACATGAACGCGTTCGGCTCGCCATGGGCATCTTGGAGAAAGCTCCAAGGTAAATATGAGGAAGCACTTAAACTCGGAACTGTCGGCGTCATGACATTCTTTAATACAGAAATGGGAGTTCCTTATGAAGAGGATACCGAAACACTGCAGGCAGAAGTGCTTTATGAACGAAGAGAAGACTACGGCGCGGAGTTGCCGGACGGTGTTCTACTCTTAACATGTGGTGTCGATACTCAGGATGACCGCTTAGAGTGTGAAATTGTAGGCTGGGGGAAAGATTATGAGAGCTGGGGTATACAATACTTCAGATTATATGGAGACCCTGCTTACGACGCAGTATGGAAAGAATTAGACGATATTATTTTAAATCGTACATGGTCTTATGCTGATGGTAGAAAACGAGGCGTATCCGTTACGTGTATTGACTCCGGTGGTAGTAAGACCCAATCGGTATATAAGTACTGCTCAACCAGATGGCATAAGCGCGTGTACCCTATTAAAGGTGTAGGCGGTGCAGGTAAAGACCTGATTGATGGTCTGCCTACAAAGTTGAAAAAGTACAAAACAAAATTATTTAAGCTTGGCGTAGATACGGGCAAGGAACAAATTTATAGCGATTTGAACCAAGAAAAAGGCCAGCCGAGGTATTGCCACTTTCCAAAAGACCATGAAAAAGGGTATGGGAAGAAATACTTCGAGGGCCTATTAGCAGAAATGAAAGTGTCTAAATTAGTTAATGGCCATTTCAAAGAGCAATGGGTACTGCGACCAGGGCGTAAAAGAAATGAACCATTCGATATTAGAAACTATAATCAAGCCGCTATCGCTATTATGAATCCGAATTTCGATGCATTAGAGGCTCGGAATAGTAAGGAAGAGTATACGCCGTATCAGAATACGGCGCGAGTAGTGAAAGCGGGCGATGCACCAAAGAAACGGACGAGACGACGTGTTAGAGGCGGAGGGATACGATTATGACAATCCTACAAAGGATTATGGAGGAACTAAATATTCGTGAAATACACGAAATACCTACAGCTCTAACAAAGGCGTTGCTAGATTCGAATACATGTTCGGTACTTTTGAAGGCGATAAAACCGTACTATTCGTATGAAGCGTTACTTGCTGAATTTGAAGAACATAGCGCGGATAGAAAAAACTATATGCAAGATTACACGCCGCAATGCGTGCTAGATATAATCGGAGGTATTACCCCTGGCGGTGATGTTCGCGACGTGTGCGCAGGGATTGGCGGGTTGTCCTTAGCCAAATTTAAGGCAGATAATACCGTGACACTAAGGCTTGAGGAGTATTCAAAAAATGCGATAGCTTTTATGCTGCTTAATCTGTTAATGGCTAATATCGATGCGGAAGTAGTAGAGAAGAACGTTCTTACAAATGAAGAGTTTGCGTACTATAAAGTGGAATCCGCAACATTGGGCTTTGGCCGAGTATCTAAAGTAGAAATGCTTGGAAGTAAAAAATATAATACCGTGATTAGTAATCCACCTTATAGTCAATCTTGGGCTCCGCAAATGAATGAACGTTTTGAAGGATATAAGTTAGCTCCAAAGAGTAAAGCGGATTTTGCCTTTATACTTGATGGGATTCATTCGTTAAACGCGACAGGTACAGCATCCTTTATATTGTCACATGGTGTACTTTTTAGAGGGCAAGCAGAAGGCGATATACGGCGTAAGCTTATTGAGGATAATCTACTTGACGCGGTCATAGGGCTGCCTTCTAATCTATTTACAAACACGAGTATACCTGTAAGCATATTGGTATTTAAGAAAAATCGATCCAACACCGATATTTTATTTATTGATGCACAAAAAGATTTCGTTAAGCATAAAAATAAAAATGTAATGACCGCCGAACAGGTGGAAAAAGTCATTAAAGCCTATAAGGAACGAGCCGATATAGAGCGCTATTCTAGTAACGTTAGCGTGTCTACTATTTTAGATAATGACTATAATCTGAATATTCCTCGCTACATTGACAGCTTTGAACCTGAAGAAATACCAGATGCGGTACAGCTCGCTAAAGACTTAAACGAAATTAATCGAGAAAGTCGGACGATAGGCTTAGAAATTGCGGAGATGTTAAAGCAATTAGTTTGTACGGATCCGGACGCACAGAAAGAGCATGACGAATTTGTAAAAGAATTTACAGAATTTTTGGTATCATCTGATAGCGCGTGTACAGTTGAGGAGCAAGAAGCCGTGATAAAAAAAATAGAAGATGTTAAAAAGTATTTACTTCAAAAGATGTTTGTGTAATGTTAAGAAATTACAAAAGAATTAAAATTACGGAAGTCGCAGATATATTAGGTAGGCCTAAAAAGAATCAAATATATCCGGAGGGCTGCATTTGTTTACAGGTATCTGCTAGTAAAGGTGAATTGCTATATCTAAAAGAAGCGCAACAAGTTGATGCTAAATACGTAGTGATTCAACCACGAAACGTAATCCCCTATTATTTATATTTGATAATAGAAAAGGCAATGCCCGAATTTTTATATAAATATAGGCGAGGCCTAAATATATCAGCTCATGATATCAAACACATGGAGATATTGTGCCACACGGATGTGGAAACGCAGGCTTTAATAAGCATGATGTTCCAATCTATGCATGGCACAAGTCTAAGCGCTCAATATGGGCGCTTTTTTAATGCATGAAAGGAGGTGAAAGGATGGCAGAATGGACAATATATGAGGCAAAAGAGCACTTACAGGCATGGCTAGAAGCGGATTTAGCACTGGCAACAGGCAAAGAATACACCATTGGTAATCGCCGGTTAACTCGTGCGAATGTGCAAGAGGTGAAAGACCGTATCAACTTTTGGCGCAACGAAGTAGCTCGGCTCGAGAATCGACCTCGACGTCGTGCATATCGTGTCATTCCGCGGGATATATGAGTAAACGTAAGAAGCAATTTATGAAAACCGCAGCAGGCAGGCACAAAGCAACGCAATATTCTGGGAGTAAAACAAACTCCGGCTATTCTAATCACGGCGCTAATAGTTTTAAATCTAGCGCCAAAGGGTACCAGGTTAACTCTCAGGATGCAAGGCATGATATCGATGCTAACTTTAGGATGCTACGGGCAAGGTCTGTAGACCTCCAACAAGGTACACCGATTGCAGCTGGAGCGCTGAAGACGAATAAAACCAATGTTATTGGTCCTGGCCTAAGGTTTAAAGCCAATATCCGATATGAGGAGTTGGGGTTAACGTTTGAAGAAAAGAACGCATGGGAACGTAAGACCGAACGAGAGTTTGCGATGTGGGCGAAGCATTGTGATGCGCGTGAACAGACTGATTTCTACGGAATTCAGGCTCTAGTGTATTATGAAAAGCTATTGTACGGCGATTCATTTGTAAATTTACCGCTGTTGCTTAATCAAACAGATAAGAACCCATATCCGTTGCGATTGCAGATTGTTGAATCGATTCTTGTAGCTTCTCCGCCCAAATATATGGGACGAGAAGAAGACGAGAATAACGACGTCATTCACGGCGTTAAATTTAATAAATATGGCGCCGCCGTTGGCTTCTACGTATTAAATAAACTGTATAACTCTTTTAACGATGATCATGACTACACATATATTCCGAAGTACGGCACACAAACCGGACGACGTAATATTATCCAAGTTATGACGATTGAGCGAAGTGGCCAGTTGCGGGGCATCCCTATCTTGTCCCCGGTAATTGAGGACTTGAAAGTTCTTAGTCGGTACAATGATGCGGAAGTTATGAAAGTATTAGTTAACGCTTTGATGGCAATCTTCATCGAATCGGAAGCCCCGGACGATATGTCGCTGGGGACAGCAATTGATGAAGATGATCAAGTGGATGCCGAAAGCGATGAAACAATCGAATTAGGTAACGGTACGGTAAATGTATTGGCGCCTGGTGAAAAAGTGAATGTGGCCGAAAAAACGCCAATACCTTCGAGCTTTGCTGATTTTACATCGTCTCTTATTAGTCATGTAGGCGCAGCGCTAGAAATTCCATATGAAATATTAGTTAAGCACTTTGGCCAAAGTTACTCCGCATCAAGAGCGGCGTTACTCGAATATTGGAAGTCTGTTGAAACGCAACGTGCCGAATTTATTACTCAATTTTGCAATCCTATTTACGAGGAATGGCTTACGATGGCCATTCTATTAGGTCGCATTGACGCGCCAGGTTTCTTTGATGACCCAATCATCCGAGAGGCGTGGCTGGGTGCTGAGTGGTACGGGCCATCACAAGGCCAATTAGACCCACAGAAGGAAGCTACTGCGGCAGAAATTCGTGTTAAGAATGCATTTAGTACTCGTGCTAAGGAAGCCGCAGAGCTTACCGGCATGGATTATGAAAATGAAATCTTACCACAACGTATTCGTGAACACCAATCTATGGATGAAGGAGGCTTGTTGAATGAACAAGGACAACAAATTTCAGTTCAAAATTCGAACTCCGCTAAATCTGATTCAGGAAGCGGAGACGATTGACGTCGATATTTACGGCGTAGTCGTGAATGGAACCGATTATTGGGGCGAAGATACTGGCGTTTCAAACGTACTATCACAACTCCAAGGGTTGGATCCATCTCAAAACATCGTTCTACATGTTAACTCTGTAGGCGGAGAAGTATCGGCGGGTGTTACAATCTACAACCGATTGCGAGCTTTACAAAATAAGAAATCTGTTATTATCGAGGGCCTAGCGGCATCCATTGCTTCTATTATTTCAATGGCAGGCGATGAAATTCATATGGCTCTGGGTAGTGAAATGATGATTCACAACCCAAGCTCGTATGCATTTGGTGAAGCAGATGATTTTGAGAAAGCTGCGGAATCGTTACGCAAAACCAAAGAAAATCTTATCGATATTTACGAAGCCCGCACCGGGTTAACTCGGGAAGAAATCGCGACCATGATGGATGACGAAACTTGGTTAACAGCAAGGGAAGCATTGGAGAAAGGGTTCTGCACAAGTGTAGATGAATCTTTGCAAATGGTTGCATGCCGTAAAGGCGCTGACTTAATTGTCAATGGCTTACCGATGAGTATGGATGTACTCAAAGGGTTGCCTGTTGATAAATATGAAGAGAAAGGAGAGGAGCCAATGGAAGTAACTGCTGAATTGTTACGTACAGATTATGCGGAAGTATATGATGAAGTATTTAATGCAGGCGTTGCTGCTGAACGTGCACGTTTACAAGCCCTTGATGGGATTAATAACGAAGCACGTGCGGAAGTTATCAATCGCGCAAAATACGAAACATATGCTACTGTTCAAGATGTAGCTGTTGAATTACTCAATATGCCACAACCTGAACAACCAACTAATCAATTACAGCAATTAATGCAAGATGCTAACAATGCATCTAATCAAGTTGACACGGTCCCTGGTCAAGTGCTTGACGAGGATATCGATGGTTCTGAAAAGACAATGCAAATTGTTGATCGTGTAATGAAAGCACGCAATAAGAAATAAGGAGGGCAGATAATATGCCATATGTGGAAGAACAAAAGTTAGAGTACAAACCCCTAATTGCTGGCACACAAATGCCAGTCGTTACAAAGAAAGTAACAATTGGTCAAGATGCCGCAGTAATTAAGGCAGGTACGGTATTAGAATTAGAAGCTACTTCTAAAAAAGCTAAACGTGCGGATACAGATGTATACGGTGTAGCGTTAGCTGATATTGATGCTACGAAAGGCGATGTAGTAGCCGAAATTGCTGTAACAGGTGAATTTGCTACAGCGAATTTAGTATTTGCTTCAGGCAAAACAGCGGAAGGCTTCACAGCAAAAGCTGAAGCCCGCAATATTTATTTCCGTTAATAAGGAGGATACATGGATAATATTTACGCACCAAAAACACTTGCTGCGGTGGTTCGTCGTACTCCCGATGTGCCATCCTTTTTGAAAGACTTATTTTTCAAAGATACAAAAACATTCTTAACAGAAACAGTTTCTTTTGACATTGTAAAAGGTCGCCGTACTATTACACCTTGGGTGGCACCTAACTCTACAGCACCTTTATCTCAACGCACTGGCATGACTACAACCACGTATAAACCTGCGCAAAAGAAAGAAAAACGCCCTATCACAGAAAATGATATCAAGGTTCGTTTAGCAGGTGAACAGCCATTTGCAGGTACTGTAACTCCTGAAGAACGTGCTATCCAACTCTTGGCGCAGGATACACAAGAATTAAAGGATAACTTGGTACGTTCTCAAGAAGTTATGGCAGCAGACGTATTACTCAATGGTCAGGCACACATCAAAGGCGAAGGCATTGATGACGTTGTAGACTTTAATTTTACCAATAAAGAAACATTATCTGGTACTGCGCGTTGGGGCCAATCTGCTGCAGAAATTGTGGCTAACATTATCAAATGGAAAAAGAAATGCTTGAAAGCATCCGGCTTTAGCCCTAATACGTTGGTTATGAACTCTGAAACATTAGAAGTAATGCTTTCTGATAAAAAAATCTTGGCATTATTTGATAATCGTCGTACAGAAATGGGCCTTTTGCAATTCGAACAAATGGCGGAAGGTGCTGTGTATGTTGGCTTCATGGGCGGTCAAATTCAATGTAATGTGTTTACTTACGATAACTACTATGTTGATCCAACAGATGGCCAAGAAAAAGAAATGGTACCTACCGGTAAATTGTTGGTAGCTTCTGATATGGCTAAATTTACTAAATTGTATGGTGCGAATACAATCATCCCTGGTGACGGTATGGACTTTGTAACCTATGAAGGCGAATATGTATTACGTCGATTTGTTAATCATGACCCAGATGCGGTATTTTTGGAATTACAATCTCGCCCTATTTACGTTCCATTTGATGTAGATTCCTACTTCGTAGCGGACGTATTGTAATTGAAAGGAGGTAAGACTAATGCCTGTACAAGCTAAGCACGCGATTAATACCGGCGATTATGTGTATAATCCCGGTGATGTTATCTCCGATTTAACTGCAGATGAGGAAGAGCGCCTAATTCGATTAGGCGCAGCTGTTGTAGTTGGTGATGATGATAAAAACAATGCAGAAGACTCGTTAGCCGAAGCTCTTGGCGTTATGACGAATGCGGATATCGCTGGTTATGGTAAATCTATTGGTCTTGACTTTGCAAGCAAAGCCACAAAGGAGGACATGATTTCCGATATTCTTGCTTCTGATGCGGACGTCAACTTGGAACTCTTATCCGATGAAGCACTTCGCGTAATGGCCTCTGCTGAACAATTGGATGTTCCTGAAAACGCTACTCGTGAAGAACTCATCGACATCTTAGGTGAATAATCATGGGATTTAAGGACTTTGCGCAAAATGACATTGAAAAGGTGTTTATCAATTCCAATGAATTTGCTGAAGTACATAATCTAAATGGTACGCAGTGCTATGCAGTGGCGGAAGGTCTTACCGATAAGCAGCATGTCGAAATCATGGGCCAGGATATTGACGGGTTGATTTACGATACGATTATAGTACACGTGGCCAAGCGGGATTTACCTGAAGTGCCAGAGTACAATCAAATCTTTCGCTTTAACGGCCGCATTATGATGGTCCAATCCTGTGAAGATGACATGGGTATGCTAAGCATTGTCCTTAGGGGGAATAACTCGTGAGCGTAACTATTGACATAAAAGGGCTGAAAAACGGGCTGGCTAAGATAGACGCATTAGTTGTTGGTACTCCGAAGACTACTGCAAAAGCTATCAACAAAGCATTGCCTAAAATCAAAAAGGCTACAGTTGATCGTGTTAACGAAGAATACCTAATTACTAAAGCGAATATTAATAAAACCATAAAGGTGGATAAGGCGGGCATGACCTTATCTGCCTTTATTCGTTCTAAAGGTAGACCAATAGCCCTAACTAAATTTAGAGTTACGCCAAAAAGTCCGCCTAAACGGAGAGGGCGTAAAGTCAAAGCGCAAGTAATGCGGAATGGTGGCGGAGGGCCAATCCCTAATGCTTTTATTGCTCGTATGAGAAGTGGACATATCGGGGCGATGTATCGTAAAGGTGCAGACAGGTATCCGATAGGGCAATTTCATGGCCCATCAGTACCAAGCATATTGGGTGATGCCAAGATATCCGCTTTCGTTGGGAATAAAGCAGAGCAGGAATTGCAAAAGCAAATGGAACTCGCGCTCGACGCATTAATAGGAGGGTAATCGATGACACCTACGCAATTAGCAACCGATTTGGGGGCGTTCCTAAAACAGGTGCATGCAAACTATTTTAGTGACGATGCACAGGTAAAGGGGAATCCTTTACTGGTTGTACCTGGATTTTTAAAAATGAAAGAATCATCTAAGGAGGACCAATATCCACATCTTGTTATTCGAATTAATAAGATAGAGGATACCTTGCAGGGGTCAACTGTCCAACTATTTCTAATCCACGGGGTATACTCCGAAGATGTGGAAAAAGGTTGGATGGAGATTACTAACTTTTTGGAGACAACAAGGCAAGCGCTACTGGCCCATCCCGTTATTGCTAAGCGATACCGTTTAGTGATGGATGATAAACACGGAATTGATACCGATATCCCTCCGGATCAAGCGTATCCTTATTGGGAGGGATTTATGACGGTTAAATATGATATCGAACAAATACGAGAGGAGATGATTATTTAATGGCAAAAGCTGATGCACCAGTTGAAATTGTAAATGAAGCAATTGAGACTGCGGAAAAAACAGTTACATTTAAAGATGCTAAACAAGTAATCTACTTAGGTCCTAATAGTGCTGAATTAGGTCTTTCCACAGGTACCGTTTATATTGACGGCATTCCTGCAACGGTAGGTGAAGATAAAGCAATGCTACGCTTGTTGTTTGTGCCAATTAATAAGATTGCAGAAGCACAGCAAGAATTAGCAACAGAAGGTACAGCGATGAACACTGCTTACCTTGAATTTAAAAAAGGAGGTCGTAGATAGTGGGAAACTATAGACACGGAATTTATACAAGAGAGGTCCCTACTTCTCTTATTTCTATGACAGAAGCTACGGCAGCCTTACCGGTTTATGTCGGCACCGCACCTGTGCATTTGGCCACGGACCCAGCGGAAGCTAATAAGGCCGTATTGTGCTACAACTACGCATCTGCCACTACTCAATTGGGCTACTCTAAAGAATGGGATAAATACACGTTGTGCGAAGCTATGTATTCCCAATTCTCTTTATTTGGAATGGCGCCGGTAGTTTTTATCAATGTTCTTGATCCGAAGAAACATAAAAAGACGTTAGCGTCTACGCAAAAACAAATTCAGGATAAAGTCGTGACAATTGAAGACCCTGTATTACTCAACACGTTAAAAGTATCTGCCACAAACGGTGGTACAGCTTCAACTATCAATGTTGATTACACTGCGGCGTTTAACGATGAAGGCAAATTGCTTATTGGGATTGTATCTACAGGGGCACTTAATAGCGCAACATCTGTTTGGGTATCTTATGATTACGTGGACCCAACAATGGTAACGGCAGATGACATCGTCGGCGGTGTGGATACAGAAGGTAAGCGTAAAGGTTTGGAACTTATCAATGAAGTATTCCCTCGCTTTGGCTTAATCCCTGGTAACTTATTGGCGCCGGGCTGGTCTCATAACACGCTTGTAGCAGCAGTTATGAAAGCAAAAGAAACTACTATTAATGGTATGTTCCAGGCTATGTCCTTATGCGATGCACCAACAGATGAAATTAAAAAAGCAACTGCAGTTAGCGAATGGAAGAATAAAAAGAACTACGTCGACGAACGTCAAATCTTATGTTGGCCAAAAGTAGCGTTAGCTAATCGCCAATTCCATCTATCCACACAACTCGCAGGTCTTATGGCTAAAACAGACGCCAAATATGACGATATCCCTTATAAGTCTCCATCTAATGAGTCCTTGCAAGCGGATAGCGCTGTATTAAAAGACGGTACTGAAATCTATTTAGGCCCAGATGAAGCCGCATATTTGAACGGCCAAGGTGTCGTTACTGCGCTTAATTTCATCGGTGGCTGGAGAGCCTGGGGCAATCGTACCACAGCGTACCCATCTAATACAGATGTTAAGGATTCTTTTATTCCTGTACGCCGTATGTTTAACTGGGTATCCAATACGTTGATTACTTCCTTCTGGTCTAAAATTGACGACCCAGGGAACAAGCGTTTAATTAATAACGTAGTGAATAGTGCCAATGCATGGCTAAATGGCCACGTAGCATCCGGCGCACTTCTTGGCGCACGTGTTGAATTTTTGGAATCTGAAAACCCAATAACAGATTTGTTGAACGGAATTTATCGATTCCATGTATATTTAGGTGTGCCAACACCGGCTCGTGAAGTTGATTTCATCCAAGAATATGATTCGTCTTACATGAGCACATTATTTAATTAAAAGGGAGGTAACTCATGGCTAAACATAGAGATAAGTTGATTGACTTTGCCATTTTTAGCTCTGGCAGAGAATTATATGGTTACGCCGATGTAACCTTACCTGATATTGAATTTATCAGCGACACAATCAAAGGCGCGGGCATTGCCGGCGAAGTTGATTTGGGTGTACTTGGTCAAACTAAGGCGATGAACATGTCCATTAAATGGAATACCATTGACAAAGATGTGACAGACCTTGCTAGTCAAAAGGTGCATGATATCGAAATTCGTGGTGCGCAACAATTATACGATTCTGCAAAAGGTGAATTAGTACCGGAAGCAGTTAGCGTATATGCCAAAGTGATGCCTAAGAAAATCGGTCTTGGCAAATTTGAACAGGCAAGTAAAACCGATACCTCTACAGAGTTTGAAATTGTATATTTCAAAATGACTGTCGGTGGTAAAACTCGTACTGAAATTGATAAATTCAACTATGTTTGTGTAATCAATGGTGTTGATTACTTAGCATCCGTAAGGGAGGCATTGGGTAAATAATGGCTACATATGATCGCGAAAAACTAATTGATGGTTTAAACAATTTAACTGGGTTTGACTTCACAAAGGCGGAACTTCGTGTCCGCCGTGAAGGCGATATGACTCCAGATGTTACATTCTCTAAACGATTTCAGGCAGAAGTTGCCGCCATAGCCTTAAAGGAAAGCGCAAAGGTATTAATGACAATGCCAATCTCTGAATTCACTGAGATGTGTGCTGAGGTAAGCGTTTTTTTATTGCGTGGTTCGGTAGAGAAAATGGGACTTCTCCCGGACAACAATGCCGAAGAATTGCCATCCGACTTAGAGAATGCGGAGGCATAAACTTTTGGATGTCTACTCCAATTGCTGAAATAGCAGATTGGATAGACGATTTAGAGTTTGTTCTTGAAGATGAAAAGCGCTTGAGGGAGGAAGAGGACTAATCCATCAAGCGCTTTTTGCGTACGCAAATTTAAAAGAAAGGAGGAACTATGGCGGGTAAAGTATTTGAGATTGCTTTTGCAATAAACGGCGCCTTAGCCCAAGGGTTTAAGACGTCGATGCAGCAAGCCAAGGGTACGCTGACGCAATACGGCTCTAAAATGACCGAGTTGAAAGCGCAACAAAGGGCTTTGGATTCTGCATTAAAGCAAGGCGTTATCTCCATGGACTCGTACCGCAACGCAACGGAGAAGGTAAGCAAGGCTTTAGACCAAACGGCAGCTAAAGACGCAAAACTCAGAAAAGCAATGCAAAATAAAATTGCCGCTGACGCTAATGCTAAAAGTGCTCGTAGTGATTTAGGTAGTACTATGGCCACTACTGCTGTAATGGCCGCTCCGCTCGTCGGGATGTTATCTAAAGCGGCAGACTTTGAAGCAGTGATGTCCAAGGTAAAAGCAATCACCGTATCTGACGATAAGGCAATGCAACAATTGACGGCCACCGCTCGAGAACTCGGCGAGAAAACGATGTTCTCAGCAACGCAAGCAGGCGAAGCCATGACATATCTCGGTATGGCTGGTTGGAATTCTCAACAAATCATGGCTGGTATGCCGGGGCTATTGAACTTAGCTGCAGCCAGCAATACGGATTTAGCGCGTACTGCTGATATCGTATCTGATGACCTTACTGCCTTTGGATTAAGTGCCGAACACGCAGGCCATATGGCGGACGTATTTGCTAAGACCACTACCAAGACAAATACAACTGTTGAGATGATGGGTGAAACAATGAAGTACGCCGCACCGGTAGCGCATGCATTTGGTGCCAGCTTGGAAGAAACGGCCGCGCTTACTGGGCTTATGGCCAATAGTGGTATCAAGGCATCTGCTGCGGGCACAGCCTTACGTTCAGGGTTCTTGCGTTTAGCGGGTACTTCCTCTAAATCGACTAAAGCGATTGAGGAAATGGGGCTTTCATTAAGTGAAGCCACGGCACAACAAGAAGAAGCAAGAGCCGCATTAGATAGCCTGGGTATTGCTATGAATGATACCAATGGGCCGCGCAAGATGAGCGCTATCGTTCGCGACTTAGCAGATAAGACCAAGGATATGAGTAAGGAACAAAAGCTTGCTACGCTTGCGACTATCTTCGGTACCAATGCCGCATCAGCTTGGGTATCTGTTATTGATCAAGGACCTGATGCGTTAGATAATTTAACGAAGGAACTCGAAAACAGTGACGGCGCTGCTGAGGAAATGGCTAATACGATGCAAAATAATGCACGCGGAGCACTAATTAAACTTTCATCTGCAACTGAATCAGTAGCAATCGCAATCGGTAGCACAATGTTACCTACTCTAGCAAAACTAGGTGAATCTCTTGCAAATGAAGCTGCTTACGTCGCTGAGGTTGCGGGGCAACATCCGGAGCTTACGGAAGCCATAATCAAAACAAGCGTAGCTGTAGCCGGCATGGTAATTGCTTATAAAGCAGTGAAAGCGGTTTACTTCAGCGTAACGGCGGCCCATGCCGCTTATAAACTTATGATGGAATCGGAACGTGTAGCAACTATGCGCAACGTAATCGCATCGGGCATCCATAGAGCAGGCATGATAGCAGGTACAGTTGCGACCTATGCGGCCGCGTCGGCGCAATGGTTGCTAAATGCGGCGATGAGTGCTAATCCGATAGGATTGGTGATATTAGCTATCGCCGCATTAATTGGTGTTTTGGCGTGGTTAGTTACTCATTTTGAAATTGTGTCCGACTTCTGCACATCGATGTGGGAATCTCCTACTGCTGCCATCATCGCTTTCATGGCAGGCCCTATAGGATGGCTGATTTATGCAGCCATGGGGTTAATTGCTAACTGGGACCAAGTGAAAGCCTGGTTCACTCTATTATGGGAAGACCCTAAAGCAGCGCTCGGCCAATTCTACGACTGGGTGATGAGTAAACTCGGAGGTCTGTTTGATTGGATTAGTGAAAAATGGGAATGGGTTAGATCCATTTTTAGTAAACCAATTCAAGCAAGAGTAGAAGGCACGGCAACAGCTAATGGACAATCCGTACAACATAACGCGAAAGGCGGTATTTATGGGAAAGGCGCATTCCTTACTACGTTTGCCGAAGAATCGGATGAAGCTGCGATTCCTATCAATGGTACACCTAGGGCCGAAGCCTTATGGCGTCAAACTGGTGCTATGATGGGGCTTTTCCCTGGTGAAGGCAACTCTGCAGTATCTGTATCAGCACCAATCAACATCACTATTAATGGTAATGCGGATGCAAGTGCTGTACAACAAATTAAAAGTGCTGTAGGCGGAGCGATAGATGACCTAGAAGCAAGACTTGCTGAAATCCAAAACCGGAAAGGGCGTGTAAGCTATGCCTAGTAATTTGCGCTATGTTACTGTCAAACTGCAGTATGATCAAAAAGACATCACACAAGACCTGGTTCCTTATTTAAAGGATTTCAGCTTTAACGATGTAATGTCCGGAGAAGCTGATGATATATCAATCACTTTACATGATATAGAAGAGCTTTGGATGTCCGACTGGTTTCCTGAAAAAGGGGCGAAGTTAACCGCATCAATTATATTCCACAACTGGAATGAACTCGGGGACGAGATAGAAATGAAATGCGGGCAGTTTGAAATTGATGAAATTACTTGTAAAAACCCACCGCACGAGGTCACTATAGGGGCTGTTAGTGTTCCAGATGAATCCAAGTTAAGAGGGGAATTGAAGAGTAAGTCATGGGAGAAGACTACGCTCAAATCTGTTGCTGAGGAACTAGCGAAAGGTGCGGGCCTTGAATTGTTTTATGATACACCCGAAACAATCAAATTAGATAGGGTCGAGCAGTCGGACCAATCTGATTTAGAATTCTTGATGAAAGTTTGTAAGGATAACGGGCTGGCGCTAAAGGTTTCAGATAAGCAAGTGATTATTTTTGATGAAACAAAATTCGAAACAGAAAAAGTAGTCGCAACGCTGATTAAGGGCCCAATGCCTACGGACCTTACAGAAGAACAAATTAAGGAACTAGGGGAAATCATCCCTTATCAGGGTAGCTACTCGTTAAAGACATCGCTAAAGGATGTGTATAGGGGCTGTCACGTAAAGCATAAGAGTACTAAACAAAAGAGTACTATTGAGTATACGTTTAAGGACCCTAACAAAACACAAGGTAAGATATTGCAAGTTAACCAAAGTTGTGAAACCCAGGCGGAAGCCGAACGTTTGGCCAAGAAAAAGCTACGCGAAAAGAACAAGAATGAAATCACTGGTTCTGTTGCTATGCTTGGCCATATCGTGCTGGCCGCATCAGCCACAATCAATTTAAAAGGGTTTGGTAAATTCGATGGTAAGTATATCATTAGCAAATGCTCCCATAAGGTAGGGGGCGGATATACACAAAGCCTAGATATAAGGAGGTGCTTAGATGGATATTAGTGTAGCGTTAAAAAATTTAATTCGTGACGGCATCGTATCTAGCACGGACCCTTCAACTATGACGGCGAGGGTAACATTCCCCGACCGTGACGATTTAGTATCGTATCCACTCGAAGTACTTTCCCATGGATCACAAGATAATAAACATTACTGGATGCCAGGTGTTGGCGAACAGGTATTGTGTTTATTCCTACCACAAGATAATAATTTGTCCCAGGGCTACATCTTAGGCACTACTTACAATGCCAAGGATAAGCCCTCTTTTAATGGACAGAATATCCACGGCATTAAATTTGCGGACGGCTCGACCGTCTCATATGATGCGGACGGAGGAGGTCTTATTATTAATTGTACCGGTAATTTAACTATTAATGCTCCTTCTGGGGATGTAGTGGTTAACGGAATTAGTTTAGTGTCACATACACATGGCGGGGTTGTTCCTGGGGGCGGAAGCACAGGCACGCCGAATGGATAGGAGGTGAGTAACATATCTTTATTTAGTAAATTAGGTAGTACTGCTGCCAACTATAAGAAGAACCTCAATTCACAAGGTTTAAAGAATTTACAAAATACACAATTAGGCGATGTGGCTTACTCTCGCCTATCAAATTTAGCTGATAAGTTCGGCCTAGGAGGATACTTACCACAACGCCAATTAGGAAGCTTTGGAAAAATTGTGTTTGTGGCATCTTCTCATACAGTGCGTACGTTCGATGCATTGGCGCGCAATATCAACGCTCGAACAGCGTCCCACGAAATCATAGGGCAAAAGCCGATACTTGAATTCTTGGGACCTGATGCGGATGATATTTCTTTTACGATGAACTTTAATAAGCTATTGGGCGTTGACCCTCTA